GGCGATAGAGGTATGACCTTCACTTTTCCTAAGGTGCGGCACAAATATTCCCTATTCAAGCTAGAAGTTGAGATGGGAACCATAAAAAACTATCCCTTGCCCGTTGATTGGGCGATCAAAAATTTTAAACTGTCATCCGCATACTCCAGGCCTGGGGATTTCAGGCCCTACCCATGGCAGATCGAGATCTTAAATTCGATCCTCTATTTTTCATCCATTATTATCTGCGCCTGCACCCGGCTTGGGAAATCCCTACTGGCCGAAATCATGTGCGCATATATCATCGACTGCATGCCCATGAACGGCATGTTTTGCTATGCCAAGCGCGAAACCGTGCAAGATGTGTTCCAGGACCGTATCGAGCCCATGATTAAGGATATACCCGCCATCCGCAAATATTGGAATGGCCAAGACGGCAGAATTACCAAGAAAAAAATAAGCCTCAACCATATGACGCTGCGCGTGGCTTCGGCGGAGGTGAAAAGCGATATCGCCAGCCATGGAGCAGGCCTTATCTATCTCGACGAGGTATCCAAGTACCGGGTCAAGCGCGGATTTCACCCCGTTGAAGCCATGAAGCGCCGGCAGGACGACTATAAGATATTGGGCCGTCACCGGTCCATATTGGTATCATCGCCCGAAGAGGAGGGGGATTGCCTATCCCAGGAGATGTTCAGGCCCGGTGTCATCAATTGCGCACCCCATTATCCATGCCCCCATTGCGGAGAACATCAGGTTTTTACCAGCAAGCAAATATTCGAAGTCCCCAATAAAGATGGCGTCTGCGATGAAAACCCGGACCGGATCAGGCGCGAGCAGGCGGCGCGCTACGAATGCGCTTTTTGCAAAAAAGAAATAACAAACAGCCAGCGCATCGATCTCTTATCGCGGCCGCCCGTATATGCGGACAAACGCGAAGTAGTAAAAAAAAAACGGCGAAATCATAGGCAGGCAGAAATGCGATACCATTTCGTTTCAACTCGGCAAGTTCATGGACCTTTCTTTCACCTGGTGGGAATTCTTGGCGCGTAAAAAAGAGGCCAAGCGCAAGGGCATGGACGCCTATAAGATCCTCGTCAACGAAGACGAGGGCCGGTTTTGGAAAACCGAGCGGCGGAAAATATCCACCGATTATTTGAAGCTGAAATGCGCAAATGCCGGATATAAGATGAACGTTCCCGGCCAATTGCCCAACGATATATTGCTTCTCTTGGCCGGCATCGATGTCCAGGACAATGGTTTTTATTTCGTCGTCAACGGCTATGGCCGCGGCATGCACAAATACATGGTCCACTGCGGGTTTATTCTCTCACCCAAGGGCGAATCCACGGATCCCGCAAGCGGGGGCTCGATCGATCCCCGGCAGCTCGCCTATGAACGGCTCATAAATGGCGTACTCGCCCACCAATTTTTGAGGAAAGACGGCCGAAAGCTTGAATTACAGGATGCGTTTATCGACCGCGGCGGCCACCGGCCCGATGACGTCGATTATATTACGGAAAAATTCCCTAAAATTCGTGCCTATATTGGATCGCCAAAGGTGGATTATGCCAAAAAAATGATCGAAGAAAGCAAGACGGGTCCGCATTTTATGGGGCAAAGCCTTAGGCTCACCGATGAAATGGGAAAAATAATAGGATCGGACAAATATCATCTGCCCGACGACGTTCCCGACGATTTCACCGAGCAAGTTTTAAACGAATATTTTGAAGAGCCGCCCCTGAAATTCGGCGGCCGCCGCAGGGTATTGGTTAAAAAAGAACCGAACCATTACCGTAGTGCGGAAAACATGTGCCTGGCCTGCGCTTATCTCAATAATTTGCAGGAATTACTTTTCGACGACAGCAGCGTAGAAGAAATGCGGCAGCGCGTCCAAGCCGAATCGGAGCCAGGCGCGGAGAAAACTGGAGATGATAAAAATAAGGACCGGATAAAAAGCGAATACTTGGACGGGTTGGGATGGTAGCAAAGCATGCCTTTTCCAGCCCCGGTTTTCAGCTCGATTCGGAGACGAAAAAGTTTATCATTCCGCGCCGGCTGGTTCGCGTATGCCCAATTTGCGGATCGCCGAACGGAAAAATAGCCACATACGATCGTGAAGGCGATCCGATTTGGCACTGCTATGACTGCGGCCGTTGGCCGTCCTGCAAATATTCCAACGATTAGCGCAACCCCATTTTTAAGCTAATTTCAGCATCTGTTGTTACCCAGTAACATCAGCTTTTGGGAAATTTTTCAAACAAGCCTATTTTATTCTCAGAAACGAAAATGGGGAGGCCACATGAGCGACCAAAGCGACATCCAGGCAAAAGCGGTTGAGATCGCAAAGCGTGGCGTAGCCGAAGTCCAGGTCGGCGATCGCCGGCACCGCTTCAGCGACCCCAATTTATTGCTCGACGTCGCCGACAGGTTGAATGCGGACGCCCTCGATGCCACTTTCGGTGGTATGCTACCCGTTACTTTCCAGGACCCAACATGAATTTAACGGCCCGCATCGGCACCGCCATATCCAATCTCGGCAGCCGGCTCAGCGGTAACCAATTTTACCTCCCCTACGCCGGCGAGTTCATTACCGCACTGCGCCGCCAATACGATATGTATTTCGATGCCGCGAGCAAGAACCGGCTCACGAGCGACTGGAAGACCGTCACCGACACCCCCTATAACGATATACGCAGCGATCTCCAGGCCATGATTGCGCGATCGCGCAGCAGCGCCGACAACAATGGGCTGTCGACGGACCTCGATGAGACGTTTGTCGTCAACGTCATTGGCGAGCGCGGCCTCAAGCCGGTGCCGATGGTTATGGAAAACGCCGAAGACGAAAACGAGGCCGCGAACCGGATCCTCGCCGAGGGTTGGAAGCGCTACAACGACCAATGGGACCGCACCGGCAAATCCAGCTACTACGAAAATCAGCGGCTGATGCTGCGAACGCTCATAAATAGCGGGAGCATACTCGTGAATCGCGTACCGTCGCGGCAGGGTGATTTTTTACCCGTCGCGAATCAAATAATCGAGCCCGATCGCCTGGATTGGTCACGGGACACCTTTTATGCGACGGCGACGCTTAAAACCAGCCCCAACACGCAATTTGGTATCGAACACGATGAGTATGGGGTGCCACAGCGGTTTTGGGTCAACGGCATCAAAAACCCCATTAGCGCCGACGCCATGGATATCCGCTTCCGCCGCCGCCGGCCCGAGTAATATATAGGCATTCCCTGGAAAACGCCAACGCTTAAATTCATTTGGAACCTCGAAAAGCTCATTGAGGACCGCTGCGTGAGCTCGCGCATTCAAACCCTCATCGGCATTTGGATAAAAAAGAGCAATTTATCATCGATCTCAAAAGGCTTTAACGCCGATAATCAATTCGTGCTCGAACCCGGCAAGGTGATATCGAGTAACGATAAGCCCGAATTTATCGAACCCAAGGAAAAGATCGGCGAAACCTTCGATCCTCTGACGCGCCTCATCACGCGCTGCGTCTGCATTGGCCAAAACCTCAGCTATCAGACCGTGACCAAGGACCTCCAGGGAATGAATTTCGCCTCGTCGCGCGCCAACCTCATCGGTGACCGCGCCCAATTTAGCGTGATCCAAGACCATCTCGTGCATGACAGCTTCCGCCTCGATTGGAACACCTATGTTTTTTGGATGTTCGTGACCGGTAATATGGCGCCGCTGACATTAACCACCTACAAGCAGGATCCCTGGAAATGGCAGCAATGCTATTGGCAGCGCCCGGGCTGGGATTGGGTGGATCCGCTGCGGGATGCCGAGGCCGCGATCGAGCTGCGCAAAAACAATCTCCTCACCCTCGAAGAATATTGGGGAAACAAGGGGTTGGGGTGGAAAACCCAAATGCGGCAGATCGCCAAGGAAAAAGCGGCGGTAAAAGCGCTTGAAGAGGAATTTGAGGTCAGTTTGGGCGAAAACGACCAGGTTGCGGCGGAGTCGGTGGAGGCCATGCGGGCGCTGCGGGGCCGCGATCGCCAAACCGATGGCAGCGATGATTAACGATTTAAACATTCTCACACCCACGCGGGCTCGTATATGCGTGGCCAAGGAATTAAAAACCCGAATAACGATGGAGAATCCCCATGAAGCAGGCGAAGATGAGCAAAAACTATCGCATGAACGGCGCCCGGAAATGGTACCAGATACAAAAATTGGCCGGCGGGACCGCGAAAGAAGTTGAGATCCTCATCTATGACGAAATCGGCATTTGGGGGATAACGGCAAAACAGTTTTTCGACGAGCTCAAAAGCCACGGCAAAGTCGAGACCATCGCGCTTAAAATCAACAGCCTCGGCGGATCCATTGTCGAAGGCAACGCCATTTACAACGGCCTTATCGCGACCGGGGCCAAGATACGGGTCACCATTGACGGCATCGCCGCATCCATGGCGTCGGTGATCGCCATGGCCGGCGACAAGATCTCGATGCCGGCCAACACCTACCTCATGATCCACAATCCCATGGTGGCCACCGCCGGCGATAGCGAGGGTTTGCGCAACGACGCCAAGCTTTTGGACAATATGAAGGCCGGCGCCATTGTCGCCTATCAGCGGCATGTACGGAATAAGATATCGGATGCGGATATCTCCAAACTTATGGATGACGAAACCTTTTTAACCGCCGCCGAAGCGCTCGAAAAAGGTTTTATCGAGGAAGTGGTGGAACAGCGGCAGATAAGTCCCGAGAGCCTCAAATTCAACGGCACCGCCAAGTTGCCGGCGCATATTTATGCGATGATGCTCGGCGAAGGCGCGGGCAACAATGCCGGGAAAGACCTGGAATTAGTCATTAACGGGCAAAAAATTACCATACGCAACGGTCAACAAAACGGGGTTGTTGATCTTAATATAAACGGTGCTCAAACAACCCCAACAGGAGGCGAGTTCATGTTCAAATTTAACGAAAAAGGCGATCTCGTCAATGAAAAGGGCGAGGTTATTCTCACGGCGGCGGCGATCGCGGCCGCGAAGGCCCAGAACACGCTTACCGCCGACCAAGCGGCGGCGATAAAACAGGCCGCGGACCGCGAAAAGGTCGAAGCCCGCGAAGAAGGCATGCGGCTGGAGCGGACGCGGCAGACCGAGATCACGGAAATCTGCGCCAGCCTCAAGCTGCCCGCCGATTTCCAGGCGTCGATGATAAAAGACGGCAAAAGCATCGAGGACGTGCGCAAGGCCGCGATCGCCAAGCATCAGGAATTGCTCACCTCGGGCGCGGGTGCGGCATCGGTGGGCGCCAACGAAGTGGATAAGAAACGGGCCGG